TTTGAGAAAAAGATTGATGATGATATTACAGGATTAGTCTTTTCTTATATGGATGCTGTTAATAGAAAGACAAGTCAATTCGGCAACTATGAAAATAATAAACAAAACTTAAAATTACTTCTCCGCCAATCCCTCCTCCGCTTCGCCCGCAAAGTAGTTGAGGCGAGTGTTGGAGAGGATGGGGGAGGAATTATTAAAAGACTATAACCCAAACAAATAGATATGAGTATGAGAATACATTGCGATAAGTGTGGGTATATGTTAGGTGGCATAGAAGTAAAAGAAAATTACGGATGTAATGCATGTAATCCATTTTATAGAAATCTCAAATCAATGAATGGTGGAAATCCAGTTTGTTCCGATTGTTTAACTTATGATAAGTGTGAAAAACATAAAGAAAAAAAGATAAAAGTATGCTGTAATTAAAAGGTAGTTTATTAGTTTGTCTTACTCTCCTCTGGTCGAATAGAGGGGTATTATTAGATTAAGCCGGTTTTATCTTATTCATATACTCGCTTAATTTATAATACTCTTGCCAACAAGGCGAGGGTAAGGTAAACTAAATATATGATTAAACCACTCAGGGGGTATATTTTAATAAAACCCACCATAGAAGAGGAAGGTATTATAGTTACAACCCAAGAAGATCCAGATAAGGGAGTTGTTATTGATAGTGAAAGTGATATAATTAAGAAAGACCAAAAGGTAATATTTTCACGCCACAATATAAAAAAGGTAGCATTCGAAAATATAGAATTCTACCTTTTAAAGGAAGAAGATATATTAGCTATATTACAAGACTAAGTATCGTCTTCGTGATAACACCTATATAGATATTATCAGTTGGAAATTGCCCCGACATCGACCACATCATAAAACCTACTAAATCTACCATCATCACCACTACGATTATTGTTATAATGTTTCTCATATATGTATATTATAATAAAGGAGATATAATATCAATCTGATATGTTGATAAGTCACATCAGTTTACATATATAATATATGGTATATAATAGGGGAATATGGCTACACCAAAACAAGAGAAACTAATAAAACTGCTTATTGAAAACTATGGGAAGCAAGGAGAAACAAAATCTCTAGGAAGTTTAATGATAGAAGCGGGATATTCACCAGAAAGTGCTAAGAATCCAAATATCATTATAGGTAGTGAAACTATAAAAGAAGGGATAGAAGATTTTACAAAACAGTTAGTAGATAAAAGAAGAAGAGCCATAACTCATTTGACAGAAGATAAGTTAGAAAAATCAGACGCTAGATCTTTAAGTTCTATTGTTGATGTCTTCACTAAGAATATACAATTACTAGGTGGATTACCAACAGAAATAAATAAAATAGATTTAAGTAACTTATCAAATGAAGAACTCGCCAAACTTGCAGAAGAAAGCGAAAGCTGAATTAGCTAAGAGAGAATTAGCTAAGAGGAATCTACTTGATTTTATCAAATATAATTTTCCTGAATATAAAACTAATTGGCATCATAAGGTTATTGTTGAGGCTTTAGAGAAAACAGAAAGAGGCGAACTTAAAAGATTGATTCTAACTTTACCACCAAGGCACGGAAAATCAGAAATAGCTTCTGTTCAATTCCCTGCTTGGCTTATAGGTAAAAATAAGAATAGGCATATTATACAAGCCTCTTATTCTGGAGATCTCGCTACTGATTTCGGAAGACAAGTAAGAAACCTTATTAAAAGTAAAGAGTATCAAAATATATTTAATACAACTCTTGCTGAAGATTCTGACGCTAAGGGTAAATGGAATACAAATGGAAGGGGGGCTTATAATGCTGTTGGTGTTGGTGGTGCTACTACTGGTAAGGGCGCTGACTTTTTAATAATTGATGACCCTATAAAAAATAGACAAGATGCAGAATCGGAAGTAATAAGAAAGAATATATGGGGTTGGTATACATCTACTGCCAGAACTCGTCTTAGCCCTGACGGGGTTATTATTTTAATTATGACTAGGTGGCACGATGACGATTTAGTTGGTAGCATATTAAAAGGAGAAAATGCTGATAAGTGGACAATAATAAATCTGCCAGCGATTGCGGAGAAAGATGAGGAATTTAGAAAACAAGGTGAGGCATTATGGGCTAATCACTTCTCATTAGAAAACCTGCTCGAAACTAAGAAAGATATAGGAAGTTATGATTGGTCTGCCCTATATCAACAGAACCCTATTGATGAGGAGTCTCAGGAATTTAAAAAGAGCTATTTCAAAGAAAGAGAATGGTCTGAGGTAGAGAAACTAAACACTAGAAAGTTTTTAACAATAGATACTGCTATATCACAAAAAGCTTCTGCGGATTTTACTGGATTATGTGAAAACTGGGTTGATGGCGAGAATAAATGGAATCTAAAAGCGTGGAGGATGAAAATAAACCCTAAAGAACTTATAGATTTATTATTTACACTATATGCTTCTAGGAAATATGAGAAGATAGGGATAGAAAAGACAGTATATCTTGACGCTATCAAACCCTTCCTAGATGAAGAGATGAGAAAGAGAAATGTATTCCTGCCTATTGTTGAGCTTCTACATAATCAAACAAGAAAAGAAACTAGAATAAGGGGATTGATACCAAGATATGAGTCTACTTCTATCTTCCATATTAAGGGAGAGTGTAGTGATTTAGAGGAAGAAGCATTGAGATTTCCTAAGGGTGTTCATGATGATGTCTTAGATGCCACGGCTTATCAATTACAGTTGGCAGAATCAGCAATTCCATTTGTTCAAGACTTTAACCTCTACAATGTAAGCTTTGAATAGTTGCACACAATTTAAAGTGTTATATAATTATAGTAAATATGCCAAAGCTTAAAATAGATGTAGACATAGAGAAGTCTGCTATTGAAATAATTAGAAATGAAAAGGTACAGTGGGAAGATGCTACCGCTTTTATTACTGAGAAAGTGGCTTTTCAAATGCGTAACCTTATCAGAAACCTCCGTAAGAACTACTGGGGTATATTTGACAAACCTACCGATCCTCAAACAGGTAAAAAGAAAATATGGATTCCCCTTACAGAATCCTTAGTTGATTCTGTTGTAAAGAACATAGACATAGACACAAAAGATATATCTTTCCTTTCAAAGAAAACCTCCTCTGTTGGACTTAATGAAATCATAAAGAATGTAACTAAGAACCATCTTGACGAGATGAACTTCGGTGAAGACCTAGATGACGGAGAGAGAAGACTTGCAATAGACGGAACTCTTGTGTGGAAGCTTATAGAAACTACGAAGAATGGTAAAAGAACTATTGAAAACAGACCAGTAGATCTCTTAAATGTTTACATAGACCCAACAGCTCCTTCAATCCAAGATACTTATAGATTTACAGAAAGAGCTTTACTTACCGAAGATGAGGTTCGTGGAATGAAAGGCTGGATAAATACAGAAGATATTAAAGGAACTTATGGGCTATCTAGGGCTGAAGCTGATTTCAATACAGGACAACAGGGAACTAAACTTGTAGATGTATGGGAGCTATGGGGTAAGATACCTAGATCACTCATCACAGGAAAAAAGAAAGACACAGAGGAAGTAGATGGACATATCGTTGTATCGGGGATAGAAAGTGCCGGTAATGAAAGAGTCCATTTAATTAAAATAAATTCAAAGAAATTAAAACCTTATGAGGAGGCTTGGTATATTCGTGTCCCCGGCAGATGGTATGGAAAGGGTGTTGCTGAGAAAGTATTGATGCTTCAGTTATGGATTAACACGATCGTTAATATAAGAATAACCAGAGCGCAGTTATCCCAAATGGGTATCTTTAAGATCAGAAACGGCTCAGGCATAACACCTCAAATGCTTTCAAGGTTAGCTGTTAACGGTGCTATCGCTGTAAATGATATGGGTGACCTTGAGCAGTTAGTAATGCAGGAAGCATCACAAGCGTCTTATAAAGACGAAGATGTTATCCAAAGCTGGGCAGAAAGAGTTACTTCCGCCTTTGAAACCGTCACAGGAGAGCCTGTACCAGCTTCTACTACTGCCACTGCTGTCGCTGTTCAATCAAAGAACGCTCAATCACAGTTCACTTTAGTCAAAAAACAAGTAGGCTTCTTCATTAAAAGGTATCTTGAAAGACACGCTATGCCTGTAATAATGAAAAACCTAAAGAAAGAAGATGTGATAAGAGTTACTGGTGATATTGAAATACTTAGAAGTCTAGACGAGGCTATTGTAAATAAGATGGTTTACGATAAATTAGAAGAAATGAAAGGAGAGTTCCTTGATGTAAATGAAGTTATGGAAGAAAGACAGAGGGCGTTAGATAAACTTGCATCAACTAAAGCATACAGATATTATGAGTATCTAAGCGAAATAAACCCTACTGATTACGATGTAACAATAGAGATAAACGGTGAGGAAGTTGATAAGGGTGTATTATCTCAAAACCTATTAACTGCTATGCAACTTGCCCCTCAATATCAAGATATTCTTCTAAAGAAAATATTTGAGATAATGGGACTTGATGCAACACAGATAGATAAGAAACAACAAGCACCGCAACTACCACAAGGAGGACAACCTAATATACCAACACAAAACCCCGCGCAAGCATTTACACAAGCTAATATCGCATAATGGAATTAGATAAAGAAACAACTAAAGTATTTGAAGATGGTCAGAAGATGCAAGACTTTGTGGAAAATGACGGCTGGAAGCTAGTGAAGAGAAAACTCTTTGATAAGTTAATAACATTTGACTCCATTTCTGGTGTTCCTAAGGATAAGAAATCATTGGAAGAAATAGGAAAAGAGGCCGTAATGAGAGAAGCAGTTGTTGATATAATCATTCAATGGATACAAGAAGTAGAAGGAACAGTTAATCAGCATAAAAGTAGCAGAAAGGTTATAGAGGAAATAAGAGCAGATTCAATAATACAATATTTTGAGTAGGAGTTTTAGAGATGGTTTTGCCGCCTATCTCTAAGATTCTTAACAAGGTCGAAAGAGTCTTATTAGAAGATTTAATATTTAATATATGGAAGACGAAAACATTACTTCTGAAAATTCCTTAGCTGGTGATGAGGGCGTTACATCATCAGACGGCGCTGAAGCTGTTGAAAAAATTGTAGGTATCAAGGATGTTTTATCAGAAGCCCTTGGTAAAGATTTCAAAGACGATGAAACCGCATTAAAGGCTGTCAAAGACACTTTTAGTTATGTTGGTAAACTCGGACAAGAAAAGAAAGCACTTGAAGCTAAGCTAAAAAGTGCTGGTACTAATGAGCAAGCCACTGGTGAAATTACTCAAAAGATTGAGACCCTTGAAAAAGTATTAGGAGAGAGTCAGTTTTATGCTGATAATCCTGAATACAAGCCTTACAAGAATATAATCTCTAAATTCGGAGATAAACCAGCGGAAGCTGTCAAATCAGAAGAATTTAAGAATGTATACTCTAAGGTCAAAGCTTACGATGATTCCGAAAATACTAAATCGGTATTACAAAGCAACCCTAGGCTTGGTAAAGTAACCGATAAGATGACTCAAGCACGAGAAGCCATAAAAGCTGGTAACATACAATCAGCTGAAGCTTCTGCCGTTAGCGCGGTACTTGACGCTTACGAACAATAAACCAAGTTTAGAAAGAAATGGCACAAGATAATATTCTACGAACTTATGGTGATGTATCTGCAAAGGAAGATGTCGTATTAAATGCTATCGAGATACTTACAGCACAGGAGACTCAGATCTTCAATATGCTTGGAAAAGGCTCAGCAATAAATACAATCCACTCTTATCTTACTGATACTCTTGATACTGCCAGTTCTCTAGCTGTAGCAGAAGGTGGTGATTACACTGCTTCTGTTCTTACAACCCCTGCAAGGTTAACAAACATTGTAGAGAGCGTAGCTAAGAACTTCAAAGTAACAAGAACACAGCAAGAAATTGCACATTACCATGGTCAGGATGAGGTATCTCGACAGACCAGTAAAGCACTTAAAGATTGGGGTAATGCAGCCGAGTTTGACTTGGTTCGCAGTACACTAACTTCTGGAGCTTCTGGAACAGCCGCTAAACTAAGCGGTATAATCGAGGCAACTTCTAAATCCACAAACCACACTTCACACAACTCCGGGACTGTCTGGTCTGCATCTATCCTTGATGGATTGATGAAAGGCAACTACGACAACTCTAATGGAGATGTAGCGAGAGACATATTTATGGGTTCTTTCCTAAGAAGTGCAACTGATGGATTTACACAGAAATCAAATGTTGTCGTAAATAACCCTGGTGGACAGACTACAATCGTCCGAACAGTTACTACTTACGAAACAGCATTTGGTACACTTCGTATCAGGACTCACAGGTATATTCAGCAATCTGGTGATGCTACAGGTAGGATTTTGGCTTTGAACTCAGACAAACTTAAAATTGCTTTCTTGAAGAAACCTTACATTGATACAGGTCTAGCAAGAAGCGGTGACTACGAAAATAGAGCAGTAGTCGGTAAGTTTACTCTTGAGGTTCATAATCAGGATTCAAACTGGTATAGTGATGGTTTTGATAAAGATTAGACAGCTGATGGATTTGACAAGTAAAAGGTAATAGTATAAACTTATATTATTACTAATTAAATTGTTCCTTTGGGATACTCACTTCAAACCGATGTATCCCAAATGGTTTGAAAGCAATGTTGTCAAAAGAATGTGAAAAATGTGGGGTTGAAATAATAAAACAATTTCCTTCCCAATTAAAAAAGATAAGATTTTGCAGAGAATGTGGTTTTAGAGAGGGGGCTAGACAAAGTGATAGAAAGATAATAAAGAAGTGTATTGTTTGTGGTAATGAATATAAAGTTAAAAGAAGTCATCTTAATCATCGTCTAACTTGTTCCCGTAAATGTGGTGGTAAATTACATAGTCAAAGAATGTCTGGAGAAAATCACCCTAGGTGGAAAAAAATTAAAAGCCCCACTAAAAAATATAATTGGATTCAAGGTAGGTATGCACATCGTTTAGTAATGGAAAGATATTTAAATCGGGAATTAGATAGCAGTGAAATTGTTCATCATATAAATGAAAATCCAAAAGATAATAGAATAGAAAATCTCCAATTATTAACAAGGGCAGAACATTTTAAATTACACAAATTAACTATAAATCATGACAACAGCTAAAATTAAAATAACTGCCCTTGTTCAGGATTATGCAAGATTATTCCCTGATGAGTTCAAGAATTTTAAGACAGGGATAAAACAAAAAAAAAATAATCTAAAAGATAAATACGCCACTACTAAAAGTGACGGGATTATTGAACGTTCTCTCTTTGAAATACCAGAGACATTGGATTATTTATTTATGACAAAGTTATCTAAAGAAGAAATAGATTGGTTCTACACGAAAGAGGGGAGCCATTGGTTTGTTAAGAATTTTAAAGATTTTAGAATAACTTATGAAGTATAAAATAGCTTCTAAAAAATTTAATATAAAATTAGCATTTTGTCTAATCGTTAAAGGAGACGACAGGGAGGCAGAAATGCTTGCTAATTGTCTTAAATATATCTCACCTTATGTAGATGGTATATTTATTACTATTACAAACAAGCCGGGGGAGAAAACTAACAGTAGAGTTCAAGGTGTAGCGGAATTGTTTAATGCCAATATCTCTTATTTTGAATGGTGTAATGATTTTTCTAAAGCTAGGAATTATAACTTCTCACAAGTCCCCAAGGAGTATGATTATATAGGCTGGTGTGATGCTGATGATGCTATTAGGGGAATGGAAAATCTAAAAGAAACAATAGAAAAACATCCCGCTGATGCTTATTCTATGTTTTATCTATATGCTTTTGACGAGTATAAAAATCCTATCGTAGTACACCCCAAGACACGTATTCTTAAAAATGATGGTTGTGTTGAATGGGCTGGTTATCTACACGAAGACTTTAAAGAGAATAGAGCCTTAACAACTTACTTTATAAAAGATATTGAAGTCTTACACCTTTCTAATGATGAAAGGTTTGAGGCTAATAAAGGACGAAACCTTGAAGTGGCGGAGCATAATCTGGAATTAGAACCTGATGACCCTCGTTCTTACTGGAATGTTGGTAACTCACTTAAGGCCTTAGGTAAAAATAGCGAAGCTATAAATATATTTTCTAAGTTTATGAAAATGTCTAACTCAGAAGATGAGAAATATATCGTTAGATTAAGAATGGCAGAGAGTTATTGGGCTATGGATGATAAAGATAAGGCGATAGATGAAGCCCGTTATGCGATAGGTCTGAAACCTGAATATCCTGACGCTTATAATTTGCTTGGAAGTTTGTTTTTAAATTCTGGTAAATACGAGAAAGCCCGTGATATGTATCTTATGGGTCTTACCAGAAAGCCACCTTACTACAAGATTATAGTCTATAACCCACGAGATTATGACTATGTCCCCCTTATGAACCTTGCCAAGGCGTATTTTAGTATGAGTCTTCCGACATTAGCATTAGAATGTCTTAAAGGTTGTGCTAAAATCCAGCCTCAAGACAAAAACCTAAAGAAAACTATAAAGAATATGGAAAAAGAGGCAGACAAGTTTAATAAAGTAACTGAATTGATTAAAAAACTCTCTAAAATAAAGGATGACGGTAAATTAAGAAAGGAATTGGACAAAATATCTGATGACTTCAAGTCTCACCCTGGTATTTGCAATCTAAGAAATACAAGATTTATCAAAGAAGGATCAACAGGAAGGGATTTAGTTATATTTTGCGGATATACAGAGAGGGAATGGACACCAGAGGCTCTCAAAGAGGGTATAGGGGGTTCAGAGGAGGCGGTTATTCACTTATCCAAAGGTCTTAAAGGAAAAGGCTGGAATGTAACAGTATATAATAATTGCGGTTATAAAGAATTAGATTTTGACGGTGTGAAATACAAACCTTTCTGGTCTTGGAACACTAGAGATAAACAAGATGTAACAATTCTATGGAGAACACCACGTTATTTAGATTATGATATAAACTCGAATAAGATATTCGTTGATATGCACGATGTAATCTCTAAGGGAGAGTTCAATGAGAAGCGTCTAACTAAGATAGATAAGATATTTGTTAAGTCTCAATTCCACAGGTCATTATTCCCCAATGTTCCTGATGATAAGTTTGAAATAATCCCTAACGGTATTAAAATAGATGACTTCAAGAAGATTAAGAAAGACCCATACTTAATGATTAACACTTCTTCACCTGATAGGGGGTTGAATGGTCTTGTAGATATGTTTAAGGAAGTTAAAAAGCAAGTCCCTGAAGCTAAGCTTAAATGGGCGTATGGTTGGGGTGTGTTTGATGTAGTTCACGGGGACAACCCTAATGTAATGGAATGGAAAAACAAACTAGTAAAGAAAATGGAAGACGCTGGTGTTGAGAACTTAGGGAGAATAAGCCACGAAGAGGTCGCTAATCTATACGCAGAAGCTTCTATATTCGCTTATCCAACAGAGTTTGCGGAGATTGATTGCATATCTCTTTCTAAGGCAATGATTGGCGGTGCTTATCCAGTAACAACAGACTTCTCCGCAATAGGAGAGAGAAAAGGAAAGGGTGGTGATTATATTCATTCTCATAAGACTAAAGATAATTGGTGTAAACCTAATCAATATGACTTCTCTATTGAAGACGAAGATACTAGAAAGAATTGGATTGACGCTACTGTTAATAGGCTAAAAAATCCACCAACTCAAGAAGAATTAGATAATATTAGAGACTGGATTGTGGAAAACTTTAATTGGGACAAAATTATTAGTAAGTGGGATAATATGATAAAATAAATATATGGAAGGAATACAAGACCCTTTTGAAACAATGGGAACGGATATAGAGATTGGGGTTAAATTATTCCAGTCTCTCAAGCTTGGACCAGCGGAATTTAAAGACGCTCAAAAATTAGGAAGACTTAAAGATATTACCGCTTTCTTAAATAAATGTCCTGATGCTTCTTTTATTATTGATGTAATAACAAGAAGTAACAAAAATCCAGAAAGGAGTAATCTTGATCATTTCTGGTCTTATGTAGAACTTAAAAAACAAGAAAATGAAGCTAAAAATAGTCTCGGAAAACTTAAAAAAGAATTAGATTTTTATGAAAATTAGTGTCATAATGCCTTGTTATAATCAAGGACGATTTATGCAAGAGGCGCTTGATAGTCTTTATGCTCAAACATTAAAACCTGAAATTATCATAGTAGATGACGGCTCGATTGATAATTCAAAGGAGATTATAGAACAAAATAGAGCTAAGATAGATAAGATAATCACGCTTGAAAAGAATAGAGGAATACCTAACGCAATAAACGAGGGGATAAAAATATCCAAAGGAGAATATATAACTAATCTTTCTCAAGATGACAGATTTGAACCGACATACCTTGAAAAGGCGGTTAATAAATTAGAACAAAATCCAAAGGCGGGAGTTTGTGCTTGTGATTTGATGACTTTTGGTTCTAATGAGATGTTACTTAAGCCGTCTTGTGTCTGGACAATGGAGGCCTTACGATTTAATACTGTCGTCTGGGGGACATCTGTCGTAAGAAAAGATGTTTATGATAAATTAGGGGGTTGGGACGATAGAGCACAACATTATTCAGACTGGGAGATGTGGTGTCGAATATGCCAAGCTGGTTGGGGATTGGAATATATCCCCGAACCTTTATATTTTTTTAGGCAACATGAAACTCAAGTATCTAATGGAGTCAGAGAAGATTTAAGAGATTATATTCGTAATAAATATGCAAATTAGCACCATTGTCTATGGGGATTATATAGGAATGTTTGAAGAAGTTTGTTTAAAGTCTTTATTTCAAAGTGAGAATATCCCGTGGCTTCAAAAAAAAGGGTATGATATAGAGTATGTTATTTATACTAGAGATGGTAGAGATATTGAAAAGTTAAAAGAAGTAATTAAGAAGTTTGATTGTAAATTTATAATAAGAGGATTTAGCGATTCAGATGAGCTTATAAATACGACTCTAATAAAAGAAATAATAAAATACGGCATAGAAAAAGATGTACCTACATTGTTTATCAATCCTGATTTATTTGTAGCGAATGGTTCATTAAAAAATATGGTATCTTATAAATATAAAGGAAATATGTGTATTGCTTCTGTTCATGTTAGGGTTGATAAAGATAAATTTAAAGAAGCAATTAAAGACAAAAACAACATAGGAAATGCTGAATTAGTTGATATTGCTATGGAAACATTACATCCGAGTTGGGCTGATTCTTTTATAGATAAGGATAAAAATGCCAGTTTTATAACCTGTTCAATGGTTCAAAAAATATCAGATAATTTATGGTCTGTCATAATGAGAATACCGACTGTCTATTATGTAAAATTTCAACAATCTGATCTAGATTTATTTAGCGTCATAGATAATGAAAGTAGGGGTGTTAATTATGGAATGTGGGATCATACTTGGCCAGAACATCTTGTCAATCAAAATCGGTTTAAGTTTACAGGAAGTTCTGATTTCTTTTTTGCGGTAGAATTAACTCATAAAGATGATAATCTTCCAGGGTCGGTAGGAGGTAAAATGTTAAATGATGAATGTCATAATAGTAAAAAGCATAGTGAAATTAACAGAAATTTTGTAACTATATTAAGAGGCAATGAATAATTATTTATATGGGACAAGTTTGGGGATTATATTAGCATTGATTTTAATTTTGCTGTTAATGAAATGAAAAAGCTAGCGGTAATAACTCCAGCTTATAAAGATGAAAATCTTATAACGGCTTGTATAAATCAATTCAAAACGTTTGGATTAAGGCATCTAATTTTAGTATCGGCTAAACCTTGGGGGGGAATTACTCCTAAAGGTGAAGATTTTACTGCCACAATCGCTAAGAAATTAGGTGCGGAGGTTCATGTCCAATACTGGCCAGACGAAGTTGCGCAAAGAAATTGGGGGTTGGCCTATTTATACGATTATGATTATGTGATAACAGTAGATGCAGATGAATTTTTTACACAAAAAGATATTCAAAGAATGATAGATGTCTTGAATAATACAGATGAGCCTTGTTATAGAGCACCTAACATAAAAACCTATTGGAAAACATCCGAATATAGATATGAGCCTGGTGATCAGCACGAACCTATCATTGCCGTTAATCCTAAAAAATGTAGATTTTATGATTGTCGCCATCTAGCAAAAATAGATGATAATGTACCAGAAATGTATCAACCTATAATGCCTATCCAGATGTATCATTTTTCTTGGGTTAGACCAGACGCAAGAATAGATGAAAAATTAGATATATTTAGTAATATCCTTGATATTAAAGATAATTGGTATCAAGATATATGGCTAAAATGGGTACCTGAAGATACAGAAAATGTGAGACCTTATGGTAAAGAGAAAAGTAAAATAATTAAAGATCCTGCCCCTGATGAGATAATAGATTTGTATAAGAAAAGTATTGCGTGTATATAAATATGGGTGTATAATATAAGAATATTGAGCGGCAATACGCCTTACTCGCCTAAAAAGCCAGTAAGGCGTTTTCAATAAATATATAAAATATGATGTATTCAGATACAAGTGGAAAATCGGGACTACTTCAAGACTGCGAGTTTTGGACTAATTTAGGCGATGCTGGAGTTTCTGGCAACGCCACGTTAAAGTCACAATTTACAGGAAGATTAAATGATTGGTATCACAAGGTAGTAACAATGATTTTAAACTCTCAAGATGAGAGTGATTTTGACGATATCAATCATACTAATTATCCGGTATTAAAAGTTTCCCTTGTGGCTAATCAAAGAGACTATCAGATATCAGCTTCAGAGAAAATGTTAAAAATCAAGAGGATTGATATCTGCCCTAATGGAATAGGTAATACTTGTTATAAGGCAGAAGCTTTTGATAGTGGAGAATACGGCTTAGGAATGGGCAACGACACGGATGTTGATGCTAATTTCGCAGTATCAGAACCTAAATATGATTTAAAAAATAACTCAATATGGATTTATCCTAGAGCTACTGCTGCTAATGTAACAAATTCAGGTGTTATCAGAGCTGAATGGATAAGAGAGATTGACGAATTTACAACATCAGACACAACACAAGAACCAGGATTTGATGAGCCTTTTCATCGTATGCTTTCAATAGGTGCTTCCTATGATTGGATATTAGTAAATAAAAGCGAAAATACTGCTTTAATAACAAGACTTGAAGGACTTTTAGCCGATTACGAAGCGCGCTTAAAGAAGCATTTTGGTTCAAAGCAATTAGACAGACAATATGCTTTAAAAGGAGCTTATATAGATTACAACTAATATATCTACTCCTTTCATGCAGAAAGAAATCAAGATAATGAAAGGTCAATTAGAAGAAAATTTGCAAAATATAAATAATGGCTCTGCGCCTAACTTAATATGGCGTTAATAGAAAATTTTAATTCATATACTGATGGTGACCTAAATGGTCAAGGATCATGGAGCGGTCATGTTAATTTCGATATCCAGGCCAGTGTCGTTCAAGAGGGAGCAAAGGCGGTCATCAATCAGACTGGAGCTAATGCGACAATTACCAAAACCTTCACTCCTTCTGATATAGAGGAACAACAATTCTACGCGAGGGCAGACACTGGTAATCTTGGAATGTTGACTAGGTTTGAAAAAACTGGGTCTGTTAGTATTTTTGATTTATCTCACTCCGCTGATGATACTTGGCATAAATATAATGTTCAATGGGATGGAACAGCAGTAAGGGGAGCAGGTGGAACAGGACAATACAGATATAAAGTAGATGATGGTGCTTGGGGATCTTGGACAGATGGTGTAGCAAGTTTTACTGAAGTAGTCGCTATTACTTTAAGAAAAGGAGGAGAAGCAGCACCCTCTTATTGGGATAATTTTACAGCTATTGCTATCCCCTCGTCCTCTGTCAGCCCCTCTGCCAGCCCTTCTGCCTCACAAAGCCCCTCAGCCAGCCTTAGCCCCTCAGCCAGTCCATCACCTAGTCCATCACCAGCCGATTGGGTAGAAGAAAGTAAAAGCACTACAAGCTGGGTAGAAGAAAGTAAAAATACTACAAGCTGGGTAGAAGAAAGTAAAAGCACTATTTAATGGTATATTATATATAATGAAAACAATACTTTCACTAACAGCTAAAGATTTCCTAACAGGACTTGCACCTACAGAAGATACCCAAGGTAAGGGTCTTTGGAGTTCCGCTCCCGGACTTAATCCTTTTATAGATGGAGAATTACAAGGAAGGATAGGTGTTAGTGCAACACCTACTGATTTAACTGGGTCTGTTGTTGTAGATACACCTATTGCTTGGGTCCAAGACTCAACAGGTGGTGCTACTGATTACGCTTATTTTATAGGTTCAAGTGGTAATTTTTATTCGGTCAATCTTTCAAATGATACAGTAGTTAATTTAAGGGCTACTACAAATAGAATCGGCACACTTGCAGGAAGTTCTAATGCTGTGGCAGGTATATGGATATTCCAACCTAAGGGAGGCACTAGATATCTCTATTATATGCAAGACGACAGGATAGGCAGGTGGTCTATGGCAACCCCTACTTCATACAGTGCGGGAGAATGGACAGATAATTATATCGGTGTCGGAGGGACAGTAGATTTAACTGCTGATGCGACTAAGATTGTAACAACAACTCATCACCCTGTTCATACAATGTTTGACGAGGTCTTTATAGGTAACAAATACGCTATCGCTCAAATGAAAGATAACGGGGCTGGGGGTATTACTTTCACAACAAATGTATTAGATATGGCAGGCGATGATATAACAACCGCAATATCAGATGACGGATATTATTTAGTTATAGGAACTACTAAAAATAAAATAGGTAATACTGTCAATTCACCAAACAAAGTATTGTTCTGGGATAAAAACACCTCCTCTTGGCAACAGGAGCATAAGGTTTTTGATAACTTTATATCAGCTATTAAGAATGTAAATGGACAGATTTATATAGTAGGGGGTCGTGGTTTATGGGTAACTTCATTTACTCAATCACCATTTAAACTGAAAACACTTGGGGCAACTGATAGAGTAAATTTTGGTAAATCAACGGCGGCAGACCAGCTTAATGATGCTATTATCTTTGGTAATCTTTTAATGACTTATGGCAGGGTAACACCTGACGCACCAAGAGCTTTTTTCACTCCCCTTACAGGAATTACAGGTGATGTATCAACGATTGCCGCTGGTGTATTAACAAACAATATGTATGTAGGGACTTCTGGTAATAAACTTTATAAAATATCTTATTCCCCGTTAGGATATTCAGAAACAACACAATCGACTGTTTACATAGACCTAGGAAGAAAATATGCAATAGCGGGATACAGGGTTATCTTCTCTGGGTGGCAGGCAACATCAGTATTTAAGTTAACCGCTCAAGCACAAGACACTAACCTTATTTTTGATAATGTGACCACGGTTAAAAGTGGAAATAGCCAAACTGTATATTCAAATAAACAATTACAGACTGATTTAGTCCAATTGCAGATGATATTTTCCACAGCAAGTTTCGGTGTTCGTAGAATAGAATTACTAGGTGAACCTATAAACGAATAATGGCAGACGCAGAAGTAAAAATAGAATACACAGAACCTAAAGAGGCAGAAAATACTGTTCAGCAATTTCGTGACTTACAAGGACAAGTAAGGACGGTTTCTTCTGTCCCGGATTGGACACCTACTAAAATAAGTGAACAATACGCAGTATATGTATCGGGCACAGATATAAGATATTATTTCTATGATTATGGTTCTTCTACTTGGAGATTTGTAACAGATACAACTCTAGCTAAGTCAGGCTCTACCGCATTAAGGGGAGATGTCACTTTTACCGCAGGAGGAGGGATTACACTTACTCAATCAGGTCAAAATATAGATATAACTTCTACTCCTAAGTCTTACTTTCAAGGAGTATCTGGAAGTTATGCGTTTGCTGCTGGGGGAGAAACAACTACCACAACAATAACGCCAGGATTTCAAGCTAAATACGTTCGTGTTATAGGTCAAATATCTAAGGTAGCGATAAGCACAGTTCTCCACGACCTTAATTTTAATTCTTCTTCTATCTCCCCCTCTTACTGGGATGGCACTAATTATTTAGGGTGGGAAAATAATGATGGTGTAATGGCTGAATCAGGACAATCTATGCTATTAAAAGCAAATAATGGATTAGGAGAGGATTGTGCTTTGACAATAGCAAGTGTAACATCAACCCAATTTAATTTAAGTTTTGCAAAATCAGGCATAGATGCCCAAACCTTTTATTGGAAGTTTTTAGTAGAAGTTTACGGTTAATAATAACTATTATATAATATACACAAATGGCACTATTAGATTATTTAAAGAAGATACAATCAACAGCACCAACGCTAAATAGTTTGTCTCTTAATAAACCACAGCGATCTACATCACTACCTTGGGGAGTGGGTATGTCTGTTGCACCACAAGATCCAGCTCAAGCTCCACAGCCGACCGTTCCACAAGCCTTAACACCACAATCACCAGTAGCTCCACCAGCAACGCCAGCAATAGCACAGACAACTCAAGCACCAGTAGCACAGCCAGACTTTGCCACACAGCTAGAAAAGATAAAACAAGACGCTTTAAATATACAATCTCAATTAGGGACAGCGCAAACTCAACCCCAAGTCCCAACTACTCCATTTAAATTAGAGGCACCAACAACTCCCTCAACAGAACAATTAAGGGGCGAAAGGATAACTTATTCAGATATTCAATCTCAATTAAAAGGACAAACGGCATTACAACAGCAATACCTACAAGCTCTACAACCGTCAGCACAAGAACAACAATTAGTAGAACAGATGAACACTCTTAATCAGCAAGCACGACAAGAGATAGAGAGGTCAGAAAATAGACTTGCTCCTACTTTTGCTATTACAGGAGAGCAGGCGGCAATAGATAGACAAGCCTCTATTCAAAGACAAGGACTCGCAGACAACTTAAATGCTCTTATAGGTCAAAGACAAACTCAAATAGACGGCTTAACCGCTGTAATGCAATTTTCTAAAGAGAATTTAGATACATTATTTAATCTTCAGAAACTTACAATGCCTGATGTCTTAACTACACAGACCGACCCTCAGACGGGAGAGATTTTTGTAATTACACGAGACCCTCAGACGGGAGAGATCACACAGCAAACAATAGGACAACTCACACCAGAAGCTTCACAATTAGATTTCTTACAAAAAGGAACATATACAAACGCTCAAACTGGAGATATTACATTCTGGGGATTAACTCAAGACGGACAGATAGTCAATCAGATTGTAGGTAATCAAGGAGTAACACCACAAGAAACTGGTGCCGGCGGTATTTATGATATTCTTGATTATCGTTCAGCTAACGCTGTATTGGCGGAATCTAAAAAGTTTGAAGACAGTCCGACAGTAAAAAGATTTAATGCTATTCAAGAATTTAATTCTATGGTTCAAAATATAGACCCAACGACACAAAATCCAGCAGACCATCAAGTTATGATTTATTCTTTTGCTAAAGCGTTAGACCCAGAATCAGTTGTTAGAGAAGGAGAATATGCGACAATTTCTAAATATGCTCAATCACTTCTAAAGCGTTATGAAAAAGAAATAACTAATGCAATAAATGGGACTGGATTTTTATCAGAGAAAGCAATAATGGATATACAGACTACAATAGCGGGACTTGAGCAATCAAGAACCCCACTTTATAATAATTTAAGAAATGAATCAGCAAGACAGATAAACAATATTGCCGGTAAAAGTGTGGCAGATTTAATTTTACCATCTGCGATTGTTTCAGATGATGATAAAAAAATAATATCTTCTAATGAAATTGACCAAGAAATACAAGGTTTAGAATTTGAAAGTGGTAAGAGTTGGTTTAGTAAATTATTTGGCTTATGAAATTAAATATAACAAAAGAAGAATATATAAAACTTAGAAATCAAGGTGTTCCTAAGGAGGAAATATTAAAATTAAACACTGCTTCTCAAGGGCAGGGTGTTGATAACTTCCTTAAAACAGCGTCAAAGATAACAGATACATTCTTTGGAGGAGGGAAAGTAGGTGAGGCAATAGGAACTCAAATTGCTAAAGCTACTGTCCCTAAGGAGCAGAGAGAATTTGTAGCAAAAGGACCTTCTACTGGAGAAATAGCTGGCTCAGCATTAAAATCAGCAGCATTATTTGCCCCAGTTGGTAAAATTGCAGGAGGACTTTCAACAGGAGCTAAAGCAATTGGAATAGCTAGGGGTGCTGGAACTCTAGGTAAAATTGGTGCAGGTGCTTTAGTTGGAGAAACATTTGATATAGCAGAAAATCTACAAACAGGAGAAGCCCCGTTAAAACCTGGGATAGGTGTTGCAATTGGTGCTGGAATCCCTATCGCTGGAGTTGTTATTCGTGGAACTTCTGCTTTATCAGGTAAAGTATTAAAAAATATAGCAGCGGGCATATCTGGTAAAGGAACTAAAGTAGTTGATGCTATACTGGAAAATCCTCAAGCAGCACTTCAGGGGTTAAGAGGAGAAGTTACTATCGCAGGTAACGCTTCTAATGTAAGGAAAGCAGTTAGTGCAATAGCCACAAAAGCATCAAAAGAGTTTGGTGATGATCTGGCTAACTTACCAAAAAGATTAGGAAGAACGCCTAGTATACTTACGGCAGGACAAAAGACAACAATAAAAGCTGGGGGCAAAACTTACATATTATCAATACAAGGAGTTAAATCAAAACTTACAACCGAATTAAGGAAGTTTGATGTGATGGTTAATCCAAAGAAAAAAGTTTTTGATTTTTTAGAGTCACCATTAGATAGAGCAGAAGAAACTCGATTAAGAGAGGTATTTAGCACAATAAACAAATGGAAAGATACATCTCCAGCGGGGCTATATAGATTATCAAGAAAAATATCAACATTCAGAAAGCCTGGTCAACAAAGTCCAGAATTAGATAGTATTATTGACTCAGTTACAAAGAATACTCGTGAATATATAGGGACAAGAGTTCCGGCGGCTAAAACGATGTTAAGTAAATTTTCAAAAGCTCAAGATGTCATAGATGTCTTTGACCAAGAATTTGCAACTAAAGGAAAATTCATTGGTGGAACTGCGGCTCGCATTAAAACAGAAAGAAAATTAGGGACACTATTTACTGGAGAAAAAACTACTGCCATAGATATATTAAAAGAGAAGATTCCAGGAGGAAAAGATGTTTTTGGTGCAGAGGCTGGTAGACTACTTGGAGAAGGTATGTCACGGTCTACCTCTAGTATAGGCGATATGTTGAGAACGGTAGTGCAAACAGTAATTACACCTAGAATAATAGGTGAAGTAGTTGCTAGAACTGGAATGGCGGAGTCAAAAGTAAGGTTTATGTTGGCAGCATTACAGAAATTAGATGAGCCAACAAGAGCGGCCACATTAAATATACTTTCTGAGATATTCAGAGAAGAATAATTTATTCAAAGCTATGACTTATGATAGATAGCAACAATAAACTGATGATTAACCCCCAAAAGCCGAATATCTTAAATATTATTGCAAAAAATATAATTACCCAGATCATACTTAATCAATAACAAATTATAAGAAATAAAGCAAACTAACCTGTGGATAAATTATGTCAGAGCAAATAATATCAGGAAGACCGCCCCAAAAGAGTATTTCTCAAGATACCGCTAATTCTCACTTGGCTGCTATCGAATCAAATCAAACTGATACCCTCTTTAACTACAAGCTTTCAAATATAGATGATGCTTCCGATCCAGTTTATCTTGGGTATCTAGCCAAAGACGGAGCGTGGTATATTCAAAAAATAACTTCGGCAGGTGCGGTAACGTATGCCGCAGGAGCTTCATCGTACAATTTCGCAAACAGGGTAAGTGAAACATACGCAGTATTTAGCACTATATTCTAATGATTTCAGTAATAATCCCAAGTCGTAATGAACAGTTCCTTTCAAGGACAATTCAAGACCTACTGGAAAAAGCAGAGGGGGATATTGAGATTATCGCAGTCTTAGATGGCTATTGGGACAACCCCTCCAACGATAAACGGGTTAGGTTAATTCACCGAGGGGAGGTCAAGGGGATGAGGAACGCTATAAATTCCGCAGTCGCTATCGCCCAAGGTGAATACATAATGAAAATAGACGGGCATTGTATGGTAGATCAAGGTTTTGATGTAAAACTTGTCACAGACTGTGAAGACGATTGGATAGTAATTCCTCGTCGTAAACGGCTAGACGCAGAAAATTGGTGCATACAGGATACTGGGAAGCCAGATGTTGATTATAATTTCCTTTCATTTCCCGATAACCCAGCAGATTTTGGCGGTGCAGGGCTCAATGGGAGAATATGGACTGAAAAGATTTTAGAAAGAAAAGATATTCTTATAGACGAGGAACTTTCATTTCAAGGTTCGTGTTGGTTTATGAAGAAGTCTTACTTTGAAAAACTAGGGTTAATGGATGAGAAAAATTGGGGACCATTTTGGAATGAGGCGCAGGAGCTTGGCTTCAGAGCGTGGCTCACAGGAGGAAAAGTGATGAGGAATAAAAAAACATGGTATGCACATTTGCATAAAGGAAAAAAATATGGTCGAGGGTATAATTTAGATAATCAATGGGCAAAAATGGGAGCAGAACAGGCAAACAGATTTTTCAAAGGAGAGAAAGTTTGGGAAGACCAGAAGTACCCCCTCTCGTGGCTTTTAGAAAGATTTATGCCGATGCCAGAGTGGACAGATGAGGACATTATTAAACTAAAATCAAGAGAATGGAAACACGAAACGATTTAGCAAAATTATTCAAAGGTGTAGGAGTAGAACTCGGTGTTGAGCGAGGGCATTTTTCTAAGGTCATTTGTGGATATGCCGACAAACTCTATGCCATAGATGCGTGGCAGACTTATTCAAAATATAGAGAACATGTAACGCAAGAAAAACTGGATGCTTTTTACGAAGAAACCAAAGAAAGATTGAAATCTTTTAATTGTGAAATCATCAGAAAATTCGGTTCGGAAGCAGTTAAAGATTTTGAAGATGAAAGTTTGGATTTTGTCTATTTAGACGCTAACCATAATTATGAAAGTATAAAGGAAGACATAGAATTATGGAAGCCGAAAGTAAGGTATGGTGGAATTTTAGCGGGGCATGATTACGTTCATATTCCAAGAAGAGAAGGAATTTATGGAGTTATTAAAGCAGTAGATGAATTATTGCCTGACAGAAAAATCTGGGCAGGGGATAAATCACCAAGTTGGTCATGGATAAAACACTAAGCATAATTATACCAGCACGTAATGAGGAATTTCTCTCTAGAACAGTAGAGGATATTCTTTTCAATATCGAAGGCGATACTGAAGTGATCGTCATACTTGATGGTGAATGGGCAAACCCTCCACTTTCTCAACATCCTAAATTAAACGTCGTATATCTCCCCGAAAGTATAGGACAACGAGCGGCGACAAACCTAGGTGTAAAACTAAGCAAAACAAAGTATATAATGAAGGTGGATGCACACTGTGCATTTGACAAAGGTTTTGATGTAAAGATGATGCAGGCGTTCGAGGAAGTTGGTGATGATGTAACAATGGTTCCCGTGATGAGGAACCTCCACGTTTTTGACTGGGTATGCAAAAACGGTCATCGACGTTATCAAGGACCATCAGGAGTATGCACCGAGTGTAGCGAAGAAACCACTAAGGACATTGTATGGATTGCAAAATCAAGCCCGCAGTCTACGTCATATCGTTTTGACCGTAACTTAAAGTTTCAATACTTTGGAGAATACAAAAACAAACAAGATG